ACGGCGACCCGGCATCGGCAAAGACGTGGGCGGATCTCACGGAATACCTCGCCACGCCGCTGAAGCATGAGGGCGGTCGGTCGTTCGCGGTCGAGCGCGTGGTGATCGACAGCGGCGGCGCTCACACACAGCGCGTCTATGAATACTGCGCCGCGCGTCAGGGGCTTTCGCCGATCATGTTCGCGATCAAGGGCGCGAGCTACTCGGGCAAGCCGCTCGTCGAGCGGCCGACGACACACAACCGTTTCCGGCTGCCGCTGTTCATGCTCTGCGTTGACACGGGGAAAGAGGTGGTGCTCGCCCGGCTTCAGATCGCCGATCGCGACAGCGCCGGCTACATGCATTTCCCGATCGCCGATTGGCTCGACGATGAATACTTCGAGCAGCTAACGGCCGAGAAGGCGATCAGGAAGTACGTCAAGGGTCGAGGTGCGGTGCGCGAGTGGGTGAAGATCCGCGAGCGCAATGAGGCGCTGGACCTTGAGGTGTACGCGCTGGCCGCGCTCTACATCATGGGTCCGCAGTTCATCCGCGCGCTGGGCGATCGCGCCCGGCTATGGGGCGCCGCGCCGGATGCAATCGAGGGGCCAGCCGGCGGGCCGGCCCCGGCCGCCCCGGCTGGGCCGCCGCGCCCGATCCGGCGCCCGGGATGGGTCAACCGCTGGTAGAGCCCGAGCCCGGGCACGCTGGGCCGGCTGGCGGCCGCATTAGATGGGGCGCCCCCGGGCGGGCCGGCCGGCCGATTGTAAAGACTTGCATGGGGCCGGCTGGAAACACTTGCACGAGCCGGCAAGAGCGCCTAGCTTGTGGATGCGGGGCGGATGGGCCGCCCCAGTGGCAAGGAGGGGCAGATGAACGGACGGTGGATCGAGACGGCGGTGGACGCCCACGGTGCAGAGATCCGGCGCGGTGACTTTGTTCGGAAGTACAGCGGCACCGATACGCTGTCGTACAAAGTCACGATGCTGTACGTGACGCCCGAAAACGAGCAGAAGGCGAAGATCCGCACGATCGACGGAACGGGGAACATCCGCAAGGCGGTCGTGTTGGCGCGGAAGCTGCGCCGGCTGAACGGACCGGCGGGCAAGCTCGCGGAGATGGCCGATGCGCAGCGCATCGCCGAGCTTGGCCGGCGCGCCGAGGCGGGGAACATGGCGCAGGTCGTATGCGAGAACACGACGGTGATCGCGGCCCGCCGCGTTGCCGAGGTGGCGCAGACGCTGGATCGCGTGGCGCCCGCCCGCTACAGCGTGGAGCTTTGGTACGGCGAGCGCGTGCTGCACCATGCGGTCGTCGACAGCGTGACGAAGGAAGTGGTGGAGCAGTTCACGGACCGCGATCTGGCGTACGACACGGCCCGCGAGATGAATCTGCGGTAGATGGTGCCCCGGGGCGCCGGATCTGCCGGCGCCCCATCCAATGCGGTGAACGTAGAAGGAGATACCAAGATGGCACACGAACTGGATCGCAACGCGCAGACCGGCAAGGCGGCAATGTTCTCGGTGCGCCTCACGCCGTGGCATCACGAGGGCGTCGTTCTCAACGAGGCCCCGGACTTCGAGGCGGCGCTGAAGCTGGCCGGCGTGGACTACGTGGTCGCCATGCGGCCCGCGTTCGTGCCGGACGGTGCCGGCGGCTACATGGAGGTGCCGGGATCGTTCGCCACCATTCGGGAGGACCGGAACCTGCCGCTGTCGATCGTGGGCAACGGCTATCGGCCGCTCCAGAACCGCGACGCCTTCGAGGTGCTGGTGCCGCTGCTGGACAAGGGACTGGCGACGCTGGAAACCGGCGGCACGCTGCGCGAGGGCGCCGATGCATGGATGATGGTCAAGTTCGCGGTGGACGACCCGGTGGTGAAGGAAGTGTTCGCGAACGAGGTGGTGCCGTTCGGACTGATCTCGAACAATCACACTTGCGGCCGGCGCGCGCAGGTTCAGTTGACGCCGGTGCGCGTGGTGTGTGCGAACACGCTGGGGATGGCGCACGCGGGCGCGACGCACGACAACGCCGTGATGGTGCGGCACGTCGGCAACGCGAGGATCAAGGTGGTCGAGGCCGCCGAGCGCATGTTCGCCGGGATCGTGGATCGCTACCGCACCGTCGCGGAGCAGTACCGGCTGATGAAGGAGACGCGGTTCACGGTGGACCAGTTCACGGAGACGGTGCTGAACACGCTGGCGCCGCTGCCCAAGGTCGAGGAAGGCGACAGCGGGCGGGCGATGCACAACGCGGAGACGAAGCGCGCGGCGCTGACGGAGAAGTGGCGGAAGGGCGCTGGACACACGGGCGACGAGAGCGCGTGGGAGGCGTACAACGGCGCGGTCGAGGAAATCGATCACGACGGCGAGATCTACAAGGTGAAGGGAAGCCGCGTGCTGGCGCTGGTGAATGGCCGGCTGGGGAGCGAGAAGGAAGCGGTGCTGGAGAGCGTGATCAAGGAGTGCCGCCGGATGCAGACGCAGTAGATCCGGCGCGGCGGAACCCGGCCCCGGTGCCCATCACCGGGGCCGCTCCGCTTGTGGCGCCCCGGGCGCCCGGCCCCGGCTGCCGGCCCGGGGCGGCCCCCGGGAGGCCGAGCCCGGCCGGCTGGGGCACGCTGGGGGAAGGATCCGGGGGCCGGCTGGGGCGGCCCCGGGGCCGATTGTAAAGACTTGCATGGGGGCCGCCGATAACACTTGCACGGGGCGACCCGGAAGTGCAGTGTGATCGGTACGGGGCCGGATGGGCCGGCGCCAAAGCAAGGAGGACGCGGTGAACGCGAAGAACCAGAAGCAGACGCTGGCGGAGCGGATGATGGCGGCCGAGGATCGCAAGCGTGACGCCCGCAGGTTCCAGAAGGGCACCGGCTGCTACAAGTGTGCATGCTGCGGCAAGCTGACGCGCAGCACCGGGCGCGGCGACAACGAGCACAGCGAGCTTTGCGCGCCGTGCTACGACGATGGCGGCATCGAGAATCAGCACAGCGACAACGGCCACGCCGGCCCGATCCACCGCTGCCCGATCTGCGCGCCCGATCTGAGCCCGTTCGCGATCGCGCAGAGCGAGAAGGCGCATGCCGCGACGACCGGCGAGGCCGAGGTGCCGGCGGATCTGCGCGGCCCGAGCCTGACGCTGGACCCGAAGGACGCGGAGATCGAGGCGCTGAAGGCCGAGATCGCGGCGAAGGCCAAGGTGATCGAGATGCTGGAAGCGGCGCGCGACGACGCGCGGGCGAAGCTGACGCAGGCCGCCGCGATCATCGAGGGGCTGGACAGCGCGATCGATCGGCTGCACGAGATGCGGAACGCGAGGTAGCGGATCCCGGGGCGCCGGATCCACCGGCGCCCCAGCTAAACCCGAGGTGAGCAGGAGCATGCGGTGGACGCGAAGAACCAGAGATTCGAGAGCATCGTGGATGCGGCGCAGGCGGCGCGCACGGCGAAGAAGATCGTGCTGGAATGCACCGTGAAGAACGAGCCCGTCCGAGTGTACGCCGATGGGACGTGGTACCACCTGACGAAGCTGACGGACGACAGGGATGCGATCCGCGAGGCGCTGTTCGAGAAGGACGACCAGAAATCGGCGCTGCGGTATCAGCGCGTGGACATGCTTCTGGACCTGACGCGGGAACTGCGATCGCTGGCCGATCATCTGCTGTTCGAGGCCAAGTGGATCGAGCAGCAGGGCGAGGCGGCGAGCCCGAACAGTCTCGGCATCGTGCAGGGACGCGGCATGGACGTGGACCGCAAGTGTGCGGTGCTGTGGGCGCTGATGGAGATGATCGAGCGCGGAGCCAAGTCGTGAGCGCGAAAGAGGCGATGGCGCTGCTGAGCCTGATGATCAGGGCGCACCGGGTCGCGAAGATCCTATGGGCGCCCGAGACGAGGAAGGTGAGGAAGTCGATCACGCGGTTGAACAAAGAGATCACCGACGCGCTCGCGCGTCACGAGGCAAGGAGGGTGCTCAGATGACGAAGGTGCCGACAACGAAGCTGCCGTGGCGGATCGCGGCGGTGAGCAGCAACCGCATCGAAGGCGACGAGACGGTGAGCGCGGAGAAGTATCTGATCCTCGGGGCGAACGCGACGGTGGCGACGTTCTACCGGCAGGGCGACGCGGCGTTCATGCGCGCGCTGCTGGATCGGCACGCGCTCGTGCTTGAGATCGGCGAGGACCCCGTGATCGATCGGTTGACGAAGGAACGTGAGGATCAGCGAGATCGGGCGAACGCGAACGCGATTGAGGCGTGCGGCATCGAGGCTCGGTTGGAGAACGCGGAGAACCGACTGGCCGAGGCGTTGCGCATCATCGCCCGGGCGCAGAAGCGGCTCGGATCATCCGGGCGCCCGCATCCCAACGACGTTTCATGGACGCGAACGATTCTCGCCGAGGCCGATGCGCTGGCGACGAAGGGCGGTCCGCTGTGATCACGCTGAAGCTGACCGACAAGGAGGCGCGCGCGGTGCACGACGAACTGCACCGCATCTATCCGCGCGGCGTGCATTGGAGCGCCGCGAACATGCTGCCGGTTCTCGCGGTTGTCGCGAAGCTGTACGAAGCTCTGGACAAGAAGGGAGGCCGATGATGCTGAAGCCGAGGGATAGGTA